TCGTCTCCATAAGACTTTTTTTCAGAGACGCTTTCGGCGGCATTTACCAACTTTTCTATCGACGCAAGTCGATTTGCTTTGAGTTTTTCGAATGACATAGTATTATTTGTATTTTATGTATATTAACAGATTATTGTTGGTTTGTAAAGACTTTTATTATAGTATATTTCAACCATCTTGGTAATTATCACCTTTCAGTTGATTAGGGAATGTGACTTTAACCTTCTCATGAAAGACATTTGATTCATATAAAGATACGAAAGGTTTGCAGACTTTGTGATAAAAATCATCAAGAAATGTTTTATCCTCTAATAATGGTCTCACCTTCTGAATCTGAGGTGATGTCATACCATTAAAGTAATATATCACCTTTTGATTTTTAACCTCTTCACCTGACAAGTAACCTTTGAGATTAGGAATCAATACATCATTGATAAGTCGAGGTGTGTAGTCACGGTGCGTTGGAGTTTCTTTATTATGAACCCTTGCAACACAATTAGTATCAGATGTCGTGTTGTCTTTCTCCAATTTACGAGCTTCAGAAGGATTTACTGAACGTACAACATCAACTAAACCTATCTGAGATTTGACATCATTTAATATATTTTTCCATGAAGCACTATTCTTCGGTATATTTTGGTCTGTCAATGCCCGACCAATCTGTTCATCGTTGGGTTGGATATCACCATCACTTAACATTTTTAGAATCACCGAAGCAATACCTTGAGGTGTTCTTTGATCTCCTCCTACCTCATTTCTTCTGTGGTCATTCTCGTTACTAGTATATGCTTTTTTCCAGTATGAGCCAGACATGCCATCCTCATCGACCCAGACGACTGATGCAGCATAAAATGTTTTCTGACCAACTTCTACGTGAGCCGAATATCTGTTTTCACCAGTAGATAGATGTAGATATCCATCGATTACCTCACCGACAGGTGGAATATGATATTCGGGTTTATAAGTGCTATTTTTAATAAGATTTCCAAATGACTCTACTTGTTTTGGATTGATCCCACATGGTCTCCCTAGATTTTTATTTTTGTTCTTAGATGAAGGTATTACCTTATCAATAGGCCAATCCTTCATTTCAACGACCATCATTCCTTTTGCTTCAGGTTTCCTGCGGGGGATGGTTATGGTTTTGTTTGTTGGTGACATAGTATTTTAGTATATTTTAGTGTATAACAGTTTATTTTTTTGTGTGTGAAGAAGTAATATAACATAAACCGATCACTTTGTAAAGACTTTTTTTACGGTGTTCACGAGTTTTTTTGTCGGCATATTTCTTCGAGATAGTAGTAATTTATACTTCAAAATTTTTTCAATTTGTTCGGTGTAGACTCCAAGCGGATCTCGAATATCTTTCTTGAGCCGCCGAAGATTGTTGACCAGAATATCGATGATAGCTATTGTTTCGATTGAGATCTCTTCAGACAAAAGACAATCGAAGAGAATCGGACTTGTACAGATTCGATCAAAGGAGTCGCATTGTTCGTAAAGAGTTCGTAGATCATTTTCAAATTCGTAAGAAAGAGACTCCATTCTCTTGACATAATTTGAGTAGTTCTCCTCTTTCATGTCACCTATCCACTTGACTCCGGCAAGAAAGTTCGCCGTGAAGTATTCGATGACAACCTCGGGCTCCTTATATTTTCGTGCTATTCGTTCAAAAAAGAATCGGTCCTTTCGCCGAGTGAATGTGGATTCGTTAGAGCTGGTCTTAAATCCATACTTGGTTGCATCGTAGGAATCACTTGTGAAATGAAGTTTAAGAGACAGGTAAATCTGATATGCAGTATAACCATTCACAAAAGATATGCAGTCGTTCTCTTGATGATATTCAATTCCATTGCTTCGGCTTCAAGTTTGTCCTTCAATGGGCCACGAATAATTTTTGCGATGTCTTCGGGATCAATGTCCTTATCCTTACAGATATCAATGATTGCTTCGGTGTAAGACATCTCATCCGTCTGAACAAACTTCTCTACTTTCATTCGAAGTTCGTCAAAAGTAATTACGGGTTTAATTGGTATTTCATCTGTCATCATGCTTTGAGTATAATTGTGTTATCGTTGACTCGACCATTTGCCGAAGTTTTCTTGGTTGTAAGTTTCTTGAGGACGTTTGTTATTTGCCTTTCGGTTTTACTTACGATGATTGGAAGTATCTCTTCGGGTTTCCGTATCTTCAAAGAGAAGGAGTTCTTTTCGTCATAATCTCGAATCGTAGTTCCCTTTACCGAAAGTCCGGAAAGACTAGTGGTTGAAAGAACTGTCAACTTGCGATACTTCTCATTGAAGAGATAGACCTTTGTCGATCCTATGATTTTAATTGGATTGATCGAGGCAACTCCGTAATCGGGCGACGACTTCAGGTAATTCATCTTTGCGACCAACTTGTCAACACTCTTCTCCTTCGTCTTTCGAGGTTTGCGAGATGTCTTTTTTGTTGATTTGTAGATCTCTACATCATTCAACATCTCGTCCAGAAGAGCGATTCGTTTCTTGATTGCGGGTTTATTGAGATAGGAGTAACCTTCTACCGAGTCATGACAAGTCTTATCACGAGCTTCGATCAGTTCCGCTCGTTGTTTCTCAATCCAGTTTACAACAATTCCTAGAGAACTGATTGGAGCATTTACATTCTTGAGTAGAGACCCCACATTGATCTTGGAGATTTTTGTGGTAGAATTCAGAATCCATTCATCCAGCATCTCATCCATACGCACAAGAACTCCCTCTTGAATGCGTTCTTGCATTATATCGTAAACCGATACTTTCTTCTTGGTGTCCTTGGTTGTATTCCTTTCAATCGGAACTAAAGTTGAGATCTTGCGAAGATACTTATCTACTTCCACACCATAGTCCACATTGTTGTGGAACTTTGGCATTCCAAGATTCATCATTCTTGCGAGTTTACCACAACTCACGATCTCGATACACTTTGGCGCTTTACGAATCATCTTCAACGTAGTTTTGTTGTCGGGGCGATCCGTTGATTTGACATACTCCTCAATGATAGGGAAATAGTCATCGGTGTTCAGATAGTAGTTGTAGAAGTTCAGAGCCCGACTCAAAGTCTTCTTCTTTTTCTCCTCAGTCCACGTATCGACATCGTGCCATGTTGGTTCTTCACCAGTCCATTGAGACTCGGTAGCGGCGACCAGACCGTTTTTTAGGAATTTACGTTTTGCCATAATTAAAATTCTTGTGATGAGATGTTTACAATATCCGAGAACTCTGCCTCGAAGAGATGGTATCCGGACCCGCCCGGATCTACAATAAATTTTCCGTTTTTTCTTCGGCCGATGATCTTACCGGACATGGTTGCATTTCGAGATTCTCCAACCGAAAAGGTAACGTAATATTCCTTATCAAGAGAGTCAAAAATTGTGGGATCAAGAGGATAGAGATCGTCGTCATAGATGAGTGGTAGTTGAAGTTGCATAGGTTTTCGGATTGTGAATAGGCCGGGAAATTCGTCGCAGTAATACATTATCGATAGAAGATGTGTCGCCCAATCTTAGTGGTGATTGTCATACTTTTCGCCCAGTAAGGAATCTTGATGTAGTCGGCGTGATAGTGATCAGCACCTTTCGTGTAATTCGTAGTTGGACTTTGAACAATCCTCAATGCTTCATTCCAACGAGGATGTTTCATCGCCTTACTAATTCCGGCTTGAGCGTCCTTGTCATTCCAACAAGAGAACTGATACCTTTGAAGACAAACCATCGCTTCGGACATCTTTCGTTTTGCGGCACGATTCACGATGATTTCGTTGACCGCTTCCATTGCGCCTTCATGATATTCACCACCCGCTTCAAGAATCAAAGTAGCGGCAACAATCTCGTCGGAGAAACGAACCTTTGGTTGAGAACCTTCTCCGGTAATCGCGAGAATTATGGAAATAAGAGAGGCAGTAATAGTTATTGTTTTCATCATCTATAAATCAGTATGTCTGAAAGGAGTGGAAAGTCAAGTAATAATTTGTAAAAGGAAAGTAAAAGGAGCGAGAGAGAAACACAAAAGAACCAAAAAAAACTCTCTCGCCCCATGCGTTATGAAAAAAATTTAGAAGTCTATGTGAGTCCCCAACAAACTGAGCTCTTCGGCGATGTCCTCTTCGGAGGGAAGAGTTGCTTCATGATTATAACAAACCGATTCCACATACTTCAACTTTGCGATCTCCTTTGCGAGAGAGTTGATGATGAGAAAAAGATCAAACTCACCTCTAGGAGTGTCTCTCTTTTTGTTCTTTGCCCGAAAGAGAAAACGAATATCAGATTCTTCCAGATCAACCAGAAGAGACAGATATTCCAACTCTCCTCTTGCAAGAGAAGGTTTCTTGAGAGGATTATCTCTCAATACGTCCAGAAGTAGTGATAATTTTTCGGGTCTATTCATAATTTATAACACTAATATAGTGAGGTTGAAGCGAAAGTCAAGGCGATATCGTGTAAAAAAGATGTAAAACTAATCTTCAAGAACATCGATGGGAAACTCAAACTCAGCTCCATCGTCATTGGAAACCCAAATGGAATCTCCATCAATTTCTTCGAGAACATACCATTCTCCGTTTATCATTACTAATTCATTAATCATACGTACTATTATGGGAAAGAAATCTTAAAAGTCAACACCTAATTGTGTAAAAAACAAGTAAAACTAACTGACATCATTTTGACACTTACTCAACATTTTTAAAACTAACTGACACCAATTCGACACTTACTCAACATTTTACCATTACTGAAATGCATGTCTAAATCACCAGTGCCACCGTGATATCGAATCAATCGATCAGTGATATCTTTCAAGTAGGGGCGATTAGGACTCTTCGCAACAGTCATGCGATAGAATCTCAATGCAAGAGAATCATAGTCGGACAAAGGCCGAGGTGAAAGACCCATGTTTTTGGGGAAGTTAATCATCATTGTCATACGAGTAATTTACTTGAAGTGAAATGAAAAGTCAACACCTAATTGTGTAAAAAATCTTTAAAATTATCAGATAAATACTCATGGTATTAAAGATGTCTTGATAGGTTGATAATGGCTGGATTTGTTTGATCGAAAGAATTATACTCTTTTTTACAAAACCTGTCAAGACTAAATACTAAGAAATGTTATGTTTGGACTCATCACAATGCTCGTATCAACACTTGGTGCCACCGGAATGGGATCTCTTCTCAAAATGGCTGGTGGACTCATTGCAAGTATTGCCGAGAAGAAAGCAGCAGCAGAAAAAAGGGAGCTAGCAAGGGAACTTGCGGTATCAAGAGCAAATGCAGAACTACAAAAGAACCTCTTCGGAGAACCTGATAAAGAAACTGCGATGTTTACTCGCGCTACTCGCCGTTTCTTGGCTGTTATCGGGATGTGCAACTTTTTCGTCATCTCGGTACTTTGCACAATCTGGCCAACAGTCCAACTCGTCACCTTCACTCCACCCGAGTCAAAAACAGGATATAAGTTCATCTGGGGACTTATCGATATCCCAGCCCAAACCGACATCACCACCACAATCACGACGGGGCACATCTCTCTTGTCTCGATCACCACTTTGGCGGCAATAATTGGATTCTATTTCACACCATCCGCCGGAGGTAAGTAATGAGATTAATAGTTCGAGCGGCAATAACGAATCCTCCAACTAACATTCTCTCTTTTCGAGATCTCACATACTTCGCTAAACACAAACTTTACATGGATGTGTTGATCGAGACGAATAATGTTGATCTCTACTACAAGTGGCTCAAACCAAGAGGAGCAATGGATTATGTCGATGACATTCTTCCGGTTGGCATTGAAAATGGATTGAGACTTGAACCGAAACCAGAATACGCACCATCCATTATTGTTGATCGAATCATACCGGAGAATGAGAAACAATTATTTTCAAGAATATCTTGGAATATAGTGCTTTAAAAGGGGAGCAACTTTCGTCACTCCCCTTCTTTGTTTTCTATTTACTAAACGGCCTAGATTGTCTCCACTCTTCGAAAAGGTAGATCACAATCGCCGTCATAACGATTGCTTGAAATGCAACTATCATTTATTTTCTTCTCCATTGTTAAAACTCCCTGTTGGAAGTGTTCAGGAGTATTTATAACATAGGGCGTTTTTAAAGTCAAGTTTATTTTGAAGTCAATCGATTCACACCATCCCAATTATCGGGGCAACCGGATCGAAGTTTCTTTTCCATGATTCGATAGTATTCCTCGTGGTGATCGGTCTCCTTGATACACCAGTCGATAAGTTCAAGCGCTTCTTTCCACTCACCCGCATAGTAAAGTTTCAGAAGTTTGTGGTGTGCTTCGGTGGTCCTTCCAATAGTGTACACCTTTACACCCTTTGTCTTTCCCTTGACAGCGATGCAATCAAGTTCCATGAGACTCACAAAGTGCCTTACTTCCTCGGCGGTATTCTCTCCAAGTATGAGACGAACTCCATAGTTCTTTGATTGACCTTCAAGTCGAGCCGCAAGGTTCACACTATCTCCAAGACATGTGTAGTCAAACCTTTGATCTGATCCCATATTGCCGACTACCACACTTCCGGTGTTGATTCCAATACCCATACCAAACGCCGGTATTCCTTCGGCCGTAATCTCGTCGTTAAAACGATCCAACCTTTCAAGCATCTCTTGAGCGGTAATCACTGATCGTATGGCATGATCGATTTGATCCAATGGAGCATTCCAAAACGCCATCTGTGCGTCACCAATGTACTTGTCCAATGTTCCTTCGTTTTTCAGAATAGGTTCTGTCATTGCCGTCATGTATCGATTCATTATTTGAGTCAGGCCCTGAACATTCTCACCATAGTGTTCTGAGATCGCGGTGAATCCTCTTACATCCGTAAAGAGTATGGAGAGGTCTCTTGTCTCACCTCCAAGTCGTAGAAGCTCGGGATTCTTTTGAAGTTTCTCAACCAACGCGGGCGAGAGATAAGTGCCAAACTGCTTTTTGATCTGAAGTTTGAGTTTCAGTTCT